TATTATTGGAATAAGTTGCACCTGTTGTATAAATATCTGTTGGTAAACCATAATATGTATTCGAACTTATTGTATTGGCTGTTATTGAACCTCCTACAAAAGTGTTTCCTGTAATTGTATATGATCCATTTAAAATTTTTGTGCTTACCCAAACATCACTTCCATTATATGCTGAATATGATAACAAATCACCAAATGTAGCACCAGTTGACATTACATCGTGAAGCTCCTCTAATTCATAACCATTTTGAGGTTTAACATATATTTGACCATTACCTGAATTTGCTCTTTGAACTACTCCAACAAAAACCAAATGATTAGGAGCATATTGTTTTGTTTTTGTAAACTGACCTGGAGTAGGACTCAACCAAAGGATATCACCTGCTGCATAAGAACTTAAACTTAAGCCATCTAATGTACCTTGTGTAATAATATAACCCAAACCATTTACAGCTATTGACTCAGCAACTACACCTAATGTTTTTGATGATGTTGTATCGCCTGTACTTGATGCTCTTTTTACAGAAATTTTATCACCACTAGCACCAAAAATATAAACAACCTCACCTTTGTTTAATGTTGATGTATCAACATTTTTAACATAAGCATAAACAGATTCACCTATTTTTTGAACCACATTTCCTCCTATCATACCAACTTGAGGAACACCAAAATTTGTATCCCAGGATATTGTACCATATGGAGTTGATCCTGTATAAGATGTATCAAAAGATAATGTTGTTGCCGATATAGTTGTTGCTGATAAAGCATTTGAAGTTATTGTTCCTGTGGATGTTAAACCAGAAACCGAAGAAAAACCTACATTAAATGTTCCACCAGTGCTATTCCCAAAAGTAAATGTATTATTGGAATAAGTTGCACCTGTTGTATAAATATCTGTTGGTAAACCATAATATGTAGTTGCACTTATTGTATTAGCTGTTACACCGCCAGTAAAAATAGTTCCACCTGTAACTACACCACCATTGAATGCAGTTGGTGGTAAATTAAGATAAGTTGAAGCTGATATAGTTTCTGAATAAATACCAGAAGCAGGATTACTAATAGTATTTCCAGATTTTGGTATATAATAACTTAATGTATCTATTCCTTGTACTTGCCTAGCTTTTATTCTGGTCATTTTTTATCACTTTTTATATAAATAGTTATTTTTAATAGTTATCTAAATTTTATTCTAATATATTATAATAGAAAGAAACACTATCCGTAGCATCTAAATAGTATCCTGCAATATTTGTATTCCACATAAAGTAATCACCACTTGTTATTGCACTCATCTGTCTAACTCCACTAGAAGTACCATCGGAAGAAAAGTAACAATCTTTTGTGGTTAATCCATTTCCGACTTCTGCATTTAATCCGTTTATTGTTACAGCTACATAACTTCCAGAAATAGGAGTTGCACTTATAATGATACCTGTATTAAAATCATTTCCCACTGTAGTTCCAGTAACAATTTCTGATTTATTTTTTATATAAGGTTTGGATATTGGTAAATTGTAGTAAGTAGAAGCTGTTATACTATTAACATTTAACCCTCCACTTAAATTGGTTAATCCAGTAACAGATAATTTACCTACGACTTGTACGTCTCCACTTATTGTGCCACCAGTTAAACCTAAAAATGAATTTGAGCCATACTCAAAAACATTAGAACCATCATAACTATATAATTTTTTATCTGCCAAGTTGGATGCCAACTCACCAGTTTTAATAAAGTTTAATTCTGTACCTGTTGTACCAGTAGGTATTTTACCAGGAACAGAAGTTCTCTTAGTTATTATTCTAACTATTCTTTCTGCCATAGGAAATTATATAATTTCATTAAAAACAAACCTATATAGGTTAAATTTCAAGCTTTTTAGCTTTAAAAATAAATAGGTTCAAATTTGTTAAAATAGAACAAAAACCTTTTTTTGTTATATATGGTTTTAGTTATGTGTTTTTTTTGAGGTAATAAAAATTTTACAAGAAATACCAAATAAAAAAATTTTTTTTCTAAGTATTTATTTAAAAAGGAAAATAATATTAAATAATTACTATAGCTATGGCTGATATGTTTAGACCAGTTCCTATTGAACAGGAACCAAAAAGAAAAAATAGATTCGTACTTGAGTTTCCTACAGAGCTAGGTATTGAGTCTTTTTTAGTTCAAACCTCAGGAAAACCTTCTTTAGAAATTGGAAGCACAGAGATACCATACATGAACACTAGTACATGGGTAGCTGGTCGTTCTAAATGGAGTACTATCGAAGTGAAGTTTATTGACGTAATCGGACCATCTACAACACAAAAGATTATGGAATGGGTTAGACTTCATTTTGAATCTGCTACTGGTAGAATGGGTTATGCTGTAGGTTATAAGAAAAATCTTGTACTTAAAGCTTTAGATCCAACAGGTGTTGAAGTTGAGAAATGGACTTTAATTGGATGTATGATTACTAATGCTGCATTTGGTGACTATGATTATGGTGCTGATGATATCGCTGAGGTAACAATTACACTTCAGCCAGACCTTTGCTTGTTAAACGCATAATATTAATAAACATATCTATCCTTGGGAGATTATATTTTATTTAAATGTAATATTCCAAGGATTTTTTATATAAAAAAATGGGACAAATAAGATTGTATAGAAAAATATATTGTATACCTATTGTTGGTATTAATCAGACATATACACTTGTAGACCCTTATTCTATAAATACTAGTTCATACATTGCTGGGACAGGAGGTACAGAATCTTCTACACTAATAGAATCGAACACAAAAATAACACAAGAAGAAACTGGTATTTATTATACAGACTTAAATCCTTTATTGTATGCTACAGATATAACTTATGATTTAGTTTGGTACATAAAATATACAAATAATGCACCTCAAAAAAAATTAACAACGAGATTTAGGCTAAACAACCAAACAGGTCCTTCTGCTGAAATTTCAACAGAAATAATTAATAATCAAGAAATATCAATAGAAATATTATCCAACACATTGGAAATAGAGATATTATAATCTATTTATAATAAAAAAAAAGATGTCAGGAAACAACAATGAATTTCATATTAAGAGAAACGATACTCTGCCTGCTTTAAAAATGCAACTTATAGATAGAAGTTGTTTAGGTAGTAGAATACCTTTTGATTTAACAGGTGTTTCTAGTGCTACTTTTACAATGAAAAATTCTTGTGGAGATATTAAAATAATGGCTAAAACAGCACAAATATTATCTTTTAGTGGGGGTGTAATTCAATATAATTGGGAAGCTGAAGATACTAGTGACTCAGGATTGTTTGAAGCTGAATTTCAACTAATATACTCTGACGGAAAAAGATTATCTATTCCTCAAATAGGAGCTATTAGAGTTGAAATAGAAAAAGATGTAAATCCTTATTAATTTATAATTTTCATTAAATAAAAAACAGAGGCTTTGAACCTCTGTTTATAAATTAAATAAATAACTTACTCAGTCTAATATTGACCCCCATCTAACAAATCCCCTTCTGCTAAAACTCTCACACCATTAGGTGAGTTTACAGATCCTGATTCTCTAAGATATATATCATTTAAATTCGTAGCAAAACCTCTATTTGAAACTGTTGTCCCTGTACCTCTAATATCCAAGAAAACATCAATACCAGCAACACCAGAACCATCTTGTATAGACCAACCAGCTCCAAGAGATGTAGATTCTGTAGAAGCTGTAGGATTGTAGTTGAGCTCAATAAAATTATCTTCTATATACAACTGAGAAGTAAATCCGCTAACTGCATCACCTAAAACTAATAAATCACCATTAATAGTTAATGTTGTACCTGTCTGACCTGCCACACCAATTGTTGCATGTAAAACATTAAGTGTATCAGTGCTTTGGTCATAAGTAAACCCTGCTTCATCAACCAACCTACCGCTATTTCCAACATAAACAACTCTTCCTGTTGTTAAGCTAGAATCTGTAAATCCAGTTGCAGAAACTAATCCTGTAAAAATAGGAGAAGATAACACATTTACAATTGGATTTGATGCTGTACCTCCTATAGTAATATTTGATCCTGCGTTTACTGAATCAACAAATATATCATATAGATTTGTTGAACCTGAATATAGTGTACCTCCGCTTATTTGAGTTGCACTTAAACTACCGCCAGTTGCAATACCTGAGAACGCCAAGTTATTTACAGAAGGAGAACTTACAAGAGATACTATAGGATTTGAAGCAGTGCCTCCAGTTGTTATGTTTGAACCTGGTTGTATATTTGTTATACTTTCAGAAGAAGCCGCTATGCTATATATTATAGACTCCAAAGATGTTCCTGCTGAATAAAAAGCAGTATTTGCAGATACATTTGTAGCCAATAAGCTACCCCCTGTAGCTACACCTGAAAAAGTTAAATTATTAACAGATGGTGAATTAACTAAATTAATTGTAGGATTTGTAGATGTGCCTCCTGTTGTTATATTATTTCCAGGTTGAACATTAGTAGTCACCCCTTGAATATCGGATATATTACCCAACACAAACCCGTTTGTAGTACCGCTTAAAAATTTACCTACAAGACCTGATCCAGAAGCAGAATTATATGTTGATATAATACCCGTGTCTCCACTTACAATAAAACTATTATTAACACTTAGTCTATTTGTTATCTTCTGATTATAAAGCAATGAACCTGCCTCAAAAACACCTGATTGGCTAGATTGCTCAAAAGAACCACCAGTAACACCAGAAAATTTTAATACACCATCATATAAATTTACGAAAGGTTCTCCAAATAATGCTGAAGAAGGTATTAAACCTCCTGTTGTTTGTTTATCTCTTAGAGTTATCCTAACTTGTCTTTCTGCCATAATATTTGTTTATTTATAAATAGTAATTATTTTTTACCAGCTACCACCCTCTAGTGTATATCCTGATAAAATAACATTATTTTCTGTTATAATTGTTGTACCTAAAAGAATTTCAGGAGTTGTCACTCTAGTGCTTGCAGTGAAGTTAACAGCAACCCCATTAATTGTATTTAAAGACCTAAACCTTTTAAAAGGAGTACCGACATCTACAGAATTGTCCAATATTGGCTCTATTAACGTATTAGCATAAATTGTATCACCAGTTATGCTTGACGCATTAATATTTCCCCCACTTGATGTTCCTGAAAAATCAATGTCATTAAAAGAAGGTGAATCTACTACTGATACTTTATAATCTTCCCCTACACGATATATTGAAATATTTGAACCTTCTGATATTGTTGTTGCTGTTAAGTCTCCTGTTGTTAAAAATATATCTTTTAAATTGGTAGATCCAGAATATAATGTACCTCCAGATAAAGTATTAGAATATAACCCTTGAGTAAACACCGTGTTTCCTGTAACAGTGCCACCAGAAAGATTTAAGAATTCTCTTTTTATGGGTTGGAAATAACTACCTGACATTTAATTTTTTTCTTTTATATAAATAGAAATTAAAAATAAGTATTAAATATTTTTAATTTTTTTAAACATCAATTATGATGTAAACAAATAATAAAATAATTAATTAAAGAATCATCTCAAATCTTAAATTACCACAATCCCAAATTCTGTCCATACCAAGAATTTGAGCTATTTCCCACTCAGAGGTATTTGGAATATTTAATATTTTCAATAATTGATTTTTATTGAATTTAAATCTATGATGTCTTTTCAAGTAATTACCTTTTTCAAAATACCAATATCTTGGCTTTATTTGATTTGTTAAAGTAAAACCGTTTTTATAATAAACCGTTTTTTCATGATTTACCCCACTAAATCTACAATCAGAAAAAGTTATTATTTTCTTTGGTTGGTAATTTTTTATAAAAAACTTCAACAACCTAGAAAAAGATCCGACAACATTATGATTTATCAATGAACAAAATCTTGTAAGTTCGTAAAAATTTTCATTATCTTCTTTGTTACCCATAGATTTTCTTAGTTTAATAAAAGTCATAATCGATATTAGTTTGTTGTCATCATACAAACCAATCCTAATCTTATCTTTTGAGTTACCTTGTATGTGGTTTTCGTTTAAAAATTTTGTTTTTTCCGATAATGAAACTTCTTGAATATTACAATTTCTAGCGTATAACTTATTTTCTGTAAAGCCTAATTTATTTTTTATCATAGACATTACTATATCTCTCTTAAAAATTATTTCATCTTCAAATATGTGAAATAAATCGATATTTTTATTATTACATAAATTAGTTTTATTTAAATGATAATCTTTTGTTTTTTCACCGCCAATTTCAGAGTGATAATAATTACCATTTAATTCTAATGCTATTTTTTTTTCAGGAAAGTAAAAATCTAATTCAAATGGATTTATTTCTTGTTTTGTATTTTCTTTAAATTCAATATTTATACTTTTAAAATATTCAGAAAATTCTACTTGGTGTTTATTGTTTTTATACATTGGATAACAAAATCTACATATAGGAGGTCTATTGTTTGAAAACGTGCCAAAATACTTATGGTTACATTTTTTGCATTTAAACTCATATTCATTATAATTATTTCCAACTCTAAGCCCTTTGTATTCGCCTAATAATTCTATGTCCATATTTTTCATCTTATCAAAAATTATAGTATCGTCAAACTTATCGTAATATGATTGTTTTATTTTTTCTATAATTTTATGATTTTGAGTAGGTGTTATAGAGCCATATAGATTTAAGTTTGTATTCTGTAGTTTTTTTAGTATCTCTTTATTTTGCAAAGGAGACAACACTCCATAATTTCTAAATAAAGAATTTTGTTGTTTTTGTTGATATTCTAAGAGCATCATAGCATGGTCTACACCATACTCTTTTTTCATAGTCTCTTTAGCTTTTATTCTATTGTTATAATTCTCATCTCCGTAGATTTCAAGTTTTGTAGATTTATTTTTGGCAACGTTATTATAATTCTCATCTCCATATTTTTCTTTCTTTGTTTTTTTTATCTGTTTTGAATTATTATAATTCTCATCTCCATATTTTTCTTTCTTTGTTTTTTTTGATTTATTTTTAACAAAATCTAATTCAAAAATATTTTCTGTCCCATATTTTTCTTTTAAAGATTTTAAAGAATTTTGAATTCTCTTTGTTTTGTTTTCAGGTAATTCGGCATATAATTTTCTACAAACATCGGAACACATTGTTTTTTTTTGTGTTTTTTTTACTTCAAAATTTACTTTACAATAAACACAAGTCCTATATTCTCTGTTGTTCTTTTTTTTAATTTCATCTGAACATTTTCTAGAACAAGTTTGCTGTTCTTTTTGTTTTTCGAACTCTGAATTACAATTAATACATTTTAATTTCATGATGTTTCAAATTAAACCTACCATAGTAGCAGTATTTAAGTATAAATATAAAAAAAAAATTAAAATAAATAAAAAAAAAGAGTATATTTCTATACTCTTTTCTTTTATTATATTCGTAACTACCTAAGGTTAAAAGTCTTCAAAGTTAGCCCCAGTAGGAAGAACTTGGAACGTTAAATCTATAAATTCTGCAGTTCTTGTAGGTTTTAACTGAATCTTACCAACTAAAGTATTTCTATCGATTGTTTCATTAGTATTGTTAGAATCATCCATTACAACTTTAAATGCTGTTAAACCTCTTTGGTTTTGAATTTGTAACAATATAGGCTCTACTCTTGCTAAGAATTGATCTCTTAATGTTTGGTCATTTTGTTCGAATACCAAAGTTTGAGAAGCAGAAGCTACTAATCTTCTAACTTGTAACAACAATCTTCTTACGTTAATTCTATCAAGAGCAGATTGTCTAACTTGTAAAGTTTTTTGACCATCAATTTTAACACCAACTTGAATTGAAGTTGCGATTGGGTTAATTCTTCCTCCGTATAAAGTATCTCTATCTGTTTTCTTAAGTTTAACATCAGCTCTTACAACATTACTTGGAGCAAGACCTCTTAATTCACCAGCAGGAGCAATCCATGGAGCTGCAACATTATCAGTATATGCCATACTTCTAACAACCATAAAAGTTGGAGCTTGGTATGTATATTTTCCACTTACTGAGTCTTGTATTTGAACCCATGGCCAATATGTAGTTGCATAGTTAGAGTCTATTCCTGTTGATTCAAGTATAGATACAACTTCATCTGCAGTACCCTTATTTGTGTCAACAGTGATTCTTGGAGCGTCAATAACATAAAGTGAATCAGCTCTATCTTCAATCATTTCTAATGCATATGTAATAATAGATTCATTATTTTCAAAATCTATACCAGGAGTAGCAAATAAATTTATATCAACTTCTTCTGGATTAGCCATTAAATCAATACCAGATTTAAAAGCATTTACATTATCTAAATAAGCATCAGTAAATTCTTCATACCCATAAGAGTATTGTTTATACTTATCCCATCCATCAAATCCACCTGCAGGCGCTAAAGTAAATTTAAGTAATGCTTTGTCAATTAAAGTTCCAGCTGTATTTGTATAACCAGTTAAACTATTTTTATTTCCACTAACAAAGTATGCAGGATTTGCGGTATTTTCTAAGTGGAATCCTTTAGTTGTTGTTTTACCAGTGTTAATTACACCATCATAAGCAAATAAATCAAATTCTAAAGATTTTACTGAATTTCTTACAGAAACTTGACTTTGAGTTAAACTTGTATAACCAAGCTCAGATAATCCAAGGTAAGTTTTGAATTTAGAATCTCCAGAGAAATATTCTGTTTTATAGAATAAATCAGGAGCAGTAGTTCCACTTATTCCAGAAGATCTAAGAGAATAACCTTCGAATCCAGCAGGCACAGTGTTGATTGGGTGATTTTCTTCCATATCAACAGTGATAAACATAGATTTTCTTGGATAAGACTCATCTGTAGTACCGATTATTTTTGCAATATAATTAGTTGCATCAGGATCTAATGAAAGATTAGACCATCTTTCTAAAGCTGTAGAAGAAGCAGTTGCATCTGTGTCATAATAATTTCTAACAACTAAGTCAAATGTGTAATTAACTATATCAATATTTGCAATTGATATTTTAATTTCATTTGAAGATGTATCTCCATCAGAAATTGTTTGAACTCTAAATAATTTTCTTACATCAGAACCAATAACTCTAGATACAATCCAAGGTGTAATTGCGTTTTTGTAAGTATCTTCAAAATCTTTATAAGAAGCTTCTGTAGAGTATACGATATCTCTATTCAAACCTGTTATTTGACCTCTATTTACAGCTTCTCTTAAGAAATGAGGATATATTCTTTCTACGTAGAAATTAGGATTTCCAGTTGTAACCTCTGGGCTTTTACCTAATATTTTTACGATATAATCATCTCTTGTCTCATCTAAAGAAATTGTATATCCGCTATTTGTAACAGCTGTTAAAGGACCAGTTGATGCTGATAACATAAACGCCCCTAAAGCTGAAGTTGTAGCTCCTATTTTGATTTCATTTTCGTTATTATAGTAGAAATCTCCAGATATTTGATTTTTCTTACTTCTAATTATAGCTAAAGTAGACCCTGATTTTGAACCTCTTGGTTCAATATTTGTAGCAGCTAAAGTAACAGTAGAAGCACTTACTGCTGTAGTATTTCCACCACTAGCACTGATTCCCAAAGCAGCAAATCCAGCCGAAGCAGTCAATCCAGTTAAAAATTGATAAGAAGTTGTAGGTGCTTGGAATGCAACATAAGTATTATTACCAACAGTTGTAGCAGTAATAATTCCAGCCGTACCAGTTCCAGCTGTTAATTGAATCGTGTATGTAGTAGGAGAAGCTAATGAGTTTTTACTAAAAGTAATACCGCTTACAGTAGTAGAGCCTTCATATTCAGTAGAAAAATCTGCAGCAATTATCCAAGCTGGTGAATTTTGAAAACCAGTTGTACCCAAAATTCTAACAACGTTCAATTCATTTGCTTGACTTAAGAAAGAATTAGCAACATAAGGTAAAGGATATTTAACATTAGTACCTCCAAATCTCAATAGAAACTCATCTGTGCTAGAAATTTTTATACTTTCAAATGCAGGTCCTTTTAGAGTCTTACCAACCAATCCTAATCTAGTGATACCAATTCTTGAAGCAAAAACTGAAAAGTCTTGTTCTTTTGTGTATACACCTGGTGAAACGAATATTGTAGCCATATTTCTGTTTTATTATTTATTTTTATTTTTACTTTTTTTTGTTTTGTCTGCCGAATATTTCACAGCTTCTTTTTTTGCTTTTTCTAATGTACTATCTAAAGTTTCTTTATTTTCTTCCGCAGAAGCACTTTCTAAAACCACTTTTTCTTTGCTCTCTTCTATTATTTCAAACCAACCTCTAATGGTAAAATCGTGCTTATTTACTATTTGATTAAATTCTACTAAATCTTTTAAATCTACAACAGAACCTGAAGTAATTATTTCGGATTTGGTAACACCCCCAACCTTGTAGGCTAATGTATTTGTACCATTTCTTCTATTCCTTATCTTCATGTATTTAAAGTTTTATTATAAATATTAAAAAAAATATCATTTCCCACTTTTTTTCTCAGAAATTTTGATTGAGACCTTTTTAATTGTATTTACTTTCTCAAAAGAATTTGGATCTATAAGCTTACCATGTACCAAAATAGGTATAGTTACTTGATATAACTTTTCGGAAGCTAATTCCTCTTGCATAGTTTGTGAAGGATCAGAAATTTTCGAAGCTATATGATGACCATTTATTGTTAAATAACCTTGACCATTAGAATATCCATCTCTTAAAACCTTTTCATAATAAGAATTTACATCAACCATGTAATATGCAGATAAAATCATCTCATATTCAACATCCACCCATGTAGGTTGAGGTATTTTATACAAATCATAACCTTTTAAAGTACCATCAAATGTAGGGACTCTTAAAAAAGTAAATTTTTTCTTTAAAGGAACTACTCTTTTTAATGGTGAAGTGCCTTGTTTTACACCTTTTCTTGTGATTGCTATAAAAGGCCTAGATAATTCCTCTCCATATTCAAATCTAAAATCTTTCCAATTCATCTTTCTTTCAGCCCACAATTCTTGAGCTAAAAAAATTACAGGTACAGTTTTTTGATTTCCAGTTTCGTCTTCTACGCTTAAATTTAAGCTTTTTATATAGTCAACTATCGCTAAATCAATATCTTCCAAGAAAATACCTTGAGGTAAATAATTATGATTTTCAAAATCTTTGTCTAAATTTTTACCTATATTATCGAAAATTGACATACTTAAAATACTTGTTTAAAATAAATAGTTTAAAAAACTTGTATTATTTAATGTTTTATAGTATATTTGAATCGGATTTTACCTTATAGTCCGTTTTTCTTAGGGGCGTTGATTTCGACTATAAGGGTTTGACTGGGAAAGATGGTAGTATTCATCTTTAGGCAAATTTAAAAACAACACTCTCTTACCCTTCGACTAAAAGTGTCGTATTTGCTTGGCAAACAAGGTTTTTCAAATTCCTTGGGGGGTAAGGGGGGCGTTCAAGTTTTTGAATTTTAACCTGAAGGAATCTGGTAGTAAATATTTAGAGTATACTCTAAATTTAAGAGAATAAAAAATTTTTTTTATCTTCCCTGAAATATGTCCTCATCTACTTCAACAGCTTTTATGGTAACAAAAAATCTTCTATCACCAGCCCAAGAGAATTCATTAGATATTTGAGAGTAACCATCATCTACAATTTTATAGAATTGACCTTTATAACCTATGAAGTGACCCATTTTAATTCCAAAAACAAAAACATTAGTTCCTTCTTTTTTTGTTATTAAGCCTAATTCTTCTAATTGATCTATATAAATATGAGCAGTTAAATTACCCATACCTTTCTTTTCTATACCACCTGAAACTTGATATGTAGGGTCTTGAGTCTCTACGTTTATTCTACCGAATATTTGTATTTCTGGAAGCCAAACTTTTCTTTTTGACTCTCCATATAGTTTATGAGTTTTTGTTTTTTGTAAATCTATTCTATAAAGTAAAAAACTTTCTTGTAATACACCTTCAGTTACTTCTCTACCAGTTGCAGAAAAAAAATTTCTTTCTTTTTCTCCAAAAAAAAGTTTAATACCTTTTGGTACAGCTTCATGAGAATTAAAATTCTCTGGATTTTGACCTATTTCTGTTAAATCTGACATATTTTTAGAATATTGATATACCTAAAGGGCCAAAGCCTAGAGTTTTATTTATAGACTCTTGCATCATAGCTCTTTTTTCTAGTATTTTTTCGTAAGATAATTCGTTTAATTGAGTATTTAACTCTTCTATTAGCTTAGCCTGATCATCCCTTCCTGTGTTAATTAAATCATCTTTATTTAAAGTCATTTCCGCTCCAGGTATAGGTAATTGACCATTAAATTTACCCCTAATACCTAGACCTAATATCTCTTTACACAAAGCTAATGCATATCTTTTTACCCATCTTTGAGCTACAGAGTTTAATTGACTCCAAGAAATAAAATTTAAACCTATATCTGCTGGACTAGACACTAAACCATTACCTTGGTGACCTGACATGCTACCAGAATATCCAGTAAACCCTGGATTTGCAGTATTTCCACTATAAAGAGGGTTTCCGTAGTAATTTTCTTTATCATAATAGTAATAAAAAACAGTACCAGGAGTACCAAAACCACCACCAATACCTAAATTAGCTCCAGATGAAGGGTTTTGAGGGTAAGGAATAGGTAATAATTTTAAAACTTTAGTTCCATTTGGTCCTGGTTTGATTACATAGGAATATTCTGAACCCCTAACCCTATTTCTTAATTCAGCTGCTTGAGCAGTAAGTAACGTATCAAAAACAGGCATTACGTGATATAGAGTATGACCTGCAAATGAAGCTCCAAATTCAGTAAAAGCAATATTTGTATTCGCAAATGGATCTAAACCAAATAAATTCACAAAACTTGGTGTATACCATAGTACTTCATTCATTTCTCTTCCTGATGGAATAATATAATCTTGAGTACCAGCTGTAAGTACAATTGAATCCATCTTCAACTCTCTAACACTATCAGCGCCTAAACCAGCTTGTTCTGCATAAGAAGTTGAAAAAGATTTTTCAAAATATAAACTATTTGAAACGTATTTTAGAGTAAAATCATATTCAGAAGGAAGACCTAACATCTCACCCAATCTATTATTGATTACCCAATTGTTTATAAAAGTAGAATATTCTTCTATAGCCATGCAAATAGCTTCTTCGACTTGTTCATCGTCAAGCTCTACACCCATAACAGGTTCACCAAGAAAACGTCTTATTCTACGAATAAGTTTGGCTCTGTCTGCCTCAGGCATACCTTCCAAACAGCCATCTGCACAAAAAACTCCCATAAAAAATATTTATTAACCGTTTAAAGGACCTCTACTATCTAATTTACTTCTAAAACCTATATAAGAACCACTTATAATAGTTACCTCTTTAACCATACAATCTATTGTCTGACCAGAAGTCATAGATATTGTAGCTTGACCACCACCTCTAGCACTTATAGTTAAAGAACCACTAGATACACAATAAATTTGATGAACGGTTGAAGCAGTTAAACCATCACCTAAAGCACCTACACGATACGTTCCAGATGTTAAGTTTACGATTTCATAATTTGCATTAAAAGTTGCCATATTTTTTAATATAAATAGTTTAAAATATTGATTTGATATTCTCTATTTCCTTTAAGTTGTGTAATGAACCTATTTTACTAAGTATTAACAATAATTGTTGTTTATCATCTTCGTCTGGATAGTTTTTATCTAAATAAGATTGAACTTCAGTTTTGTCTTTAGTCAAACTTTCCATCTCTTTTTTTAAATCATCAAAATAAGAATCTGTACAAGATAATAGCTCGTCATATTTCAACTTTACTTTTTCAATCATTTTAAATATTTCATTATCTAATTGAATTTTATTATTATCTTTGTAGTTGTTGAATGAAAAAAGAATATTATGATTTAAATTGTAATTTAAATCTTTTTCTAAATCTTCTATTTTAGAAAAAGGTCCAAACTGTAAATCAAAATCTTTTCCTTTTCCGCTAGTAAAATTATTTGAATGTTTTTTCCAATAAACAAATATTTTATAATACCAATTTTGATTAGGAGTTTTTGCTATAAAAAGATTAAAAATATAATCACTATCTTCTCTAGTGCTAGATCCACTTTTGATTGATTTTGAATATTTCCAAATTATATTATTTTTATCATCTTGTTTTTGATTAATAAAATCAAACCCATCAATATTTATTAATTGACTATTAATAATTTTTTCTAAACTTTCTCTAATTAATTTTCTGATATTCATAATACATCATTATCTATTATAAATAGATTATAAAAAGATTGTTTAGGTTTTAAATTTTAAATTTCTAATTCGTATCTATACTTACCGCAATCCCAAATTCTGTCATAGCCCATATCTTTCATAATTTGCCATTCTGTTTTTTCTGCGGAGTAATTTTGAGGAAAGTTTTTTTTTAATAAGTTTTTACCAAAAGAGAATTTATGAAACCTTTTGTATCTGGATACTTTATAATTGTAATATGTATAATCTGGTTTTAGACACTCAGTCATAATAAATCCATTTTTAGCATAAACATTGTCCTCTAAATCAGGATTCCATCTTAAATCTAAAAAAGTAAATATTTTTTTAGGATTATAATTTTTTATAAAAAAAGATATAAATTTAGAAAAAACACCTACAACTAAATGGTCTATATCAGAAGCAAATCTTCTTAATTCAAAACTACCTTCTTTAATTGAAGTCATATTTCTTTTTGAACCGAAAGTCATTACAGATACAAGTTTTTCATTATAAAAAGCACCTAAATGAATATTACTCTTATCCTCTCCTTGTATATGGTTTTTATTTAAAAATAAATTTTTATCCTTTGAGTTAATTAATCTAATCTGACAATTACGAGCATAAATAGATTTTCTATTTTCATTTTTAAAATTTAAAATATGTTTTATTTTTTCTTTAACAATTTCATTTCTTAAAAACCACTCATCTTCCATAATATGTATTAATTTATAGCCTTCTTTTAAGCATATCTCAGTTTTATTTATATGAAAAAATTTTTTTTTACCTCCATAATTTTCTGAATGATAAAGATTACCATTAAATTCAAAACATATTTTTTTACTCGGAATTATAACATCTATCTCTATACCTCCAAAAATATCTTTATTATTACATAATATTTGTAAGTTTAAATCTTCTGAAATAAAATCTTTTAACTCTTTTTCAGGCTTTGAAACATATGTTTTTTTAATATTTAATGCAGCATCTTTAAGTATTTCTCTGCTTTTATTTTTAAAATTATTACTAGCATAATTTTCTATTCCAAATTTTAATTTATACTCACTCGGAGTTATTCCATGTTTTTTAAGGTGTGTATTTGTTAGGTATCTATTTTTTTCACCACAAATTTTACATTCTACATAATTACCTTCAATTTGAGTTTCTTTTTTTTGCTCTACTTTACTTAATAAGGTTTTAAATTTAAATTTTTCATTTGGAAACTCTAATATATAATCCTCAATTGATTTATTGTGATTATTAATTAAATGTGTAGTATACCATCCGCTTTTATTATCTAAATCTACAGTGTTCCAATCACAATATTTGCATTGGAAAACTTCTTTTTCATTTTTTTTTGAAATATTAAAATATTGTAAATGCCAATGATTTTTATTATCAGATAAATATTTTCTTCTTATATAAGAAGAAGGAACTTCTATATTTAAAGTTTTTAGATGTTCAGTTATAACCCCACTTCTGTTTGTTATATCATTAAATTCTTTACCTGTAATCTTGCAAATTAAAATATCCATAAAAATTTTTTTATAAATATACATAAAAAAGTCATAACTCCTTCAGATGGATTAAAGTATTTTTAAAAAAAAAGAGGTCACACTTGGTGACCTCCTTCTTTTTTTATCGTTTTAATCAACTTATGATTAGTAAGTATTGATGTTGTCGATGTAGATAACTCCGTAGAATCTGTTGTTAACCATTTTCTTAGCGTAACGAGTCATAATTCCTTTACGTGGAGTAAAGTCATTTGGATCGTAGATAGTTTGAGTTAACTGAAGAGGAATATACGGTGCGTAGATATAACCAGCTTCTAAGAAAGTATTACCTTTATGACCTAACAACACGATTGGAGCAGGTAAATAAGGGTCTTTGTAAACTACATATCTTGAACCAAGGTTACCAATTTTCTCAACACCCAAGTTGTATTTTTCAGACTCTGGTTGAGCTGATCCATCAACGTGGAAGTATTCTAAATCATCAAAGATAGCACCAGCCTCAGCAGAACATACAATCCAGTTAGCCCCACCTCTTAAAGTAGACTTGTGAATTTGAGCTGAAAGTTCGTTTACTCTTGTGATAAGAGTTTGGTTCCAGTCTTTTTGAGTTCCGAAGAAGTTAGCGTTATTTGAAAGACCTTTGTAATCCCATCTTGCTCTGAATGGAGCTTCATTGATAAGGTCGATGATGATTTCTCTATCAATCTCAGCAGCGATGTGCTCAGAAAGAAGAGCTGTCAACTCAGCCTCAGCATCAATTGAGTGGTATGCTTCAAGATCTTGAGCTAATTCTGGAGTCCAGTGTGCTCTTAATTTTCTTGTTTCAGTGTTAACTGTTACAGAAGAGAATCTGATAGTGATTTCACCCATTTCAGATTTAGCCTCTAAGTTGTTAAATACTTCGTAAGCAGGTCTAAATTTAACTTGGAAAGCAGAACCGAATTTACCAGCTCCATCATTTAACATTGAAGCACTGAAATCTGAACCATATACACCAGCAGGTCTTAAATCAAGAACAACTCTAGCGTTTCCTCCTGCGAATAAATCAGAAGCATAAGTTTGGATTTGAGAATAGAAAGGAATTTTACCACCAGCAGCAACAATAAGAGTGTTTCCATTTGCACCTGAATAATATACATTAGTCATAGCAGAGAATCTCAAAGTAGCTGAAGATTGAGAAGTAGAAATATCCCATCCTGCACCTAATGCGAATGAACCAGCGTAGATACCATTTGAGAAAGAATCACCAGATAAAGTAGTTACAACTGTACCTACTGCAGTTTCACCAGTTCCAAAAGAAAGGTCAAAACCTCTGTTGTTGTAGAATCTTTCGTATGCAGTTGTATCTGCGAAAGATGGTCCAGCTTGTCCGTTAGCAGTGTTAGCAGGAGCTACTTTGCTATAAGAACCAGCGCCTGAATTATCAGGGAAGTTAGGAGTAACTGGGTTGTTGAATGTAGTATCAGATCCATTGAAAGATACTCTAGCATCCATGTAGAATAATAAACCAGAAGGTAATGCTAAAGGTTGTACAGATACAATCTCGTTAGCTAATAATCTAGAGAATACTCTTCTTACGATAGGGAAAGCAACAGTGTCAAATCTACCAGCAGATGAATCAAGAGTTACCTCGTTCAACATAGCTTGTGCTTGGTTTTCCATTAACTGTGCTGTGTTTGCTTTTTTCATACCACGTAATCCTTCAAGAAGACCTGAATCTTCCCAGTTTCTTACGATAGCTTGTCTTTGCTCAGCAAGGTTTCTAAACACTGTTAGACCAACCTTACCGCTGTTTAAAAGTTCGCTCATTTTTTTTGTTTTTTAAGGTTTTTTTAAATTGTTTTAATAATTATTCACAAATTTTCTGTTTTCCAGGTTTTTGTGAATTTTTTAGTCTTCGATACGCTTTGACATACCAGCAAGTTGCTTCATTCTTCTAGCTTCTTCACTTTCATACAGAGGTTTTGATTCTGTATTTGCTTTAGCTGTATGAGTAGTAGAAGCTTTGATTTTATTTGATGCATCATTTACTTTTATATTATTCTCTTTGATAATACTTTTGTAAATTTTTTCAGCATCTTCTATAGAATCAGCACCATCAAATTGTTCGCAAACGTTAAGTTTTTGTTCAAATGATAAACCACCATTCATTAACAACTTATTAACAAGCGCTAGCTTTCCGTTGAAAGTTTGCATTTCGTCAAATTGTTCTCTAAGTTGAATAAAAGCCTCTTCAAATTCTTTTCTTTCAAGTTTTAAAGACTTTAATTCTGTTTGTAAACCTTTGTTTTCCTTTACGAGCTCGCCTATTTTAGACTCATACTGAGCTTTTATTTTTTTATTTTCGTTTAATTCACTTCTATGTTCAACACCTTGATGAGGTAATTTACCTAATCTATTTGAGTGTCTTAAATTGTGACCTACACCATGAATTTCTTCAATTTGGTCTTCATCAGCTATTTCAATAGAATCATCTTCTTCTTCATCGATTATTTCTAGAATATCATGACCCTCTTCAAACTCTTCTATTTCAAAAGTTAATTCTTCTTGAACTGGAGCTGGAGCTGGAGCTGGAGCTACTTCTTCAGGAGTAGGTTCAGCAACTGGCTCTTCTGTTGGTTGAGCTTGTGATTCATCGTCGATAACTTCAACAAAATCCTTATCTCCTCCTTCTTCTGTTGACCCTTGTTGTTGTTTCATAACATCAACTAAATCAGAAAGAGTAGAAATCAACTCATCAATTTTTATATTTAAATCACCTTCAGCTGCAGGTTCTTCTGCAGTTGTTTTTTCAATAGGTTCAGACGTAGCCTGAGCAGGTTCTACAGCTGGTGCAACCTCTGCATTTTGATTTACAGCTGGTGCAGGAGTTCCAGCAACTTCTTCTGCTTCATTTGTCATTCCATCCATTTCTAACATATTTTCGTTTGTTAATTCTTCTTCATCTGATACACTTATTGGTTCTTCTTCATCAGAAACTATAAATTCTTCTTCTGAATCTTGGTTTTCTTCATCTGAAGAATCTAAATCACCTTCTTCGTTAGAAGGATCTAAAGTGATTACTTCTTCTCCATCTTTTGAAATTTCTACCACTCCATCCTCATCAACAGAAATATTTATTTCTTCATTGATTACTGCTAAAATTTTTTTGTCAACTTCTTCTTGAAGTTTATTTTCAATTTGTTGCTGAGCAAAATTTCTGATTTCTTCAAAATCAGCTTTAGCTTGTTCTAGCGACGATTTTCTAATACTGTTGCTCATATCGTATGAAAAGATTTATTAATAAATATTTGAAAATTTCTAAAAATTAAATTATTACAAATTTTTCCAAAAATCTGAATTAGATAATTTGTGTAATTTTGTATAATATTCGTATTGTTCTTTAAGGTTTTCGTTGTCTAATTTTAATACTTTTCCGCTATCCTCTTTTAAAGGAATCATTCCTTTTCTTGCCATATCTTTTCCTTCTTTAAAAAGATATGCGCCTGGAGTAGATGGAGAAGAAACAAAGTCAAATGCTATTAATTCAAAATCTTCTTGAACTAAATCTTTTCCTCCTACATTTTTAACAGAACCTACACCTCTAGATGAAATACCTAACATAAACCCAGCTTTAAGTAATCCCTTTAGTGTACTACCTGCTTTTGTTTCTTCAGCTATTAAAACTTTCCCATATAAATCTTTTCCTTGCCACCACATATCAGTTACTCTATGTGAAACATTTGCTAAAGAAACAACTGCTGAATCTGGGTGATCTAATTCTCCTCCAGCAGTACCACTTTCTACAAGTTCCATATATTTATCAACCTCTCTTTTAAGAATTTCGTATGGATATACTCTTCCGTTTCTATTAAGAGTGTCAGCTTTTTGAAGAATACCAGTCATTACTAAAGGTTTATTCTTCTCTTCAGATTCTTTTATTAATTCTGGGCTAGCCTTAAATTCATAGAACTCTGTAATAATGCATTTACCGCTGTTAATCATTTTTGAAAAAATTAGATTTATTAATAAATATTGATTTTTTTTATTTTTTCCCATAAAATAAAAAACCCCCAAACTATTGGAGGTTTTTTTATATATATTTTTTACTTTTACCCTGGTAAAATAAAATATGTTCCAGCATCATATGGTTCTATATAATAACCTAAAGATTCTATAAAATCATTAAATGGTTTATATACATCTAATACATATTTTTTATAATCATTTGAATGTGGGTCAAACAATGAATTACCATCATTTGCATAACTACCCTCTCCAGTCCAAATTGTATTTTCACTATATTCTGAGCTAAAATCTTCCCCTGGTTTAAACCAAGCTTTTGGATATTTTTTTCTCAATAAAGATAATAAAGTATCTCTATCTATAGAATCATCTTCTAATAAAAAACTTTCATTTATTTTTTTCTTTTTAGCGTCTTTAGAAATTTCCATATTTGGATATTTATTTTTAACAGCTTTAATTACGGCATTTAATAAATCTTGAGCAGAGCCTTTATACCATTTTGGTGCTTCAGAAAATTGGTTCGCTCTAGCTATTGCATTCCTAGCTTGAGATTCGCTATTAATCGGGAAATGATCTTTATCATCCTTAACCTTAGCGCTTTCAGCTGGAAAAACAACATCACCTCTATTTCTTAAAGCCGCTTTTGCATCGTGTTCTTTTTCTTCTGATTCGTTTTTTGATTTATTTTTGTTAGGAACTTTTAAGCCTTTTTCTCTAGCCATACTTAAAGCTATAGCTACTTTTTGATCTTGAGGCTTATCTTCGCCTGCCAT